ATTCACCGGCCCGCCCGACACAATGGCCGTGGTGTTCAGGTTGAGGGAGGCCCCGCTCGTGCTTACGTCACCGTCGCATACTACCGTGGTGCCGTCGGCCTTGGTCATGCGGAAATACCCTGCGGTGCCGTCGGCCAAGGCGTTCTGTGAGGCGATAGCCCCAAAGGTCAGAACGCCATTGGCAACGGAGTTATTAGCCTTGCCGGGCAGGGTAAGCTCCGCCAACTTGACCCCCGTAGCCGCTTGGTTCGGCCCCGGGGAGGCCCCGGAATAAATCTGGAGCTTGCCGCTGTCCAGATCATCGTTCATCTTGTTGGCGAGGTCGTTTTGGATGCCAGTAGCGATCACGAAACTTGCCATGGGGTTTCTCCTTTAAAAGTTGCTTCAAAATCCGCTAGCGGTTTGTCCTGGCGCCTAGGCGGTTCGGTTGGAGTATTAGCCTGTCCCCATGCTGAGGGTCAGGGTGTATCGCAGTTTCTGGCCGCTTAAGGTGACGGCCTTGGGATCGGTGAAGGCCTCCATGAACACCAGGGTCTTGAGGCTGTCCCCGTTGAAGAGGGTGCCGGTGTTGCTCACGGCCTTGGTAGCCGCCGCCACCTGGAGGTTTTCACCGTTCTGGAAGGCCCCGGTCTGATTCTTGACTGCCAACCACCCGGCCGCATCGCCGCCGCCCCAGGTGCCGGAAGAGAGCCACACCGCTGTTACCTCAGCCGTGGCCGCGCTCGTGGCCCCCGTGATGGTGTCCCCGGGGTTGATCACCGCGCTCCCGTTGTTGAAGGGGATAATCCGGGCGTAGCCGAAGGCGCCGTAAACCGTCACGCCGTCCGCCACATCCGCGTCGGTAAAGGCCCATTCCAGATAGGGTTTGGTGGGCCCGCCCACCGGATCACACCATTGGGCCGATCCCCTGCCGGAATTGTCCACGGAGAGATACCACTGGCCCCCGGCCAGGGCGCTTTCGTTTACCACATTGGCGAGGTCCTTGGGGGCATATCCCCGTCCCCCGCCCTGGTTAAGCTCCTGGATGAGGAGGACGTTCGTGCTGCCGTCCGGGTTGAGCACGTTTTTATAGAGGCCCACCCGGAGCGCCAGGCTGCTAAGGATAGCCTTGAGGCCCAAGAGTTCGCCGGTATTCGTGATATAGATCACTGTGTAACCCTCCTAAGGAAAGAGGTTGCCGCGGTTAATAATTTCCGAGAGGGTGGCGTCCACGGCCTCTCTCGGGCTGCCGAACAAACTGAAAATAAGCTGAGGCCAACCGTTCACCACCCGGTAGAGGCCGGCCCCCGCCGAAAGGTAGTCCATCTTGAGCCGGGTGTCGGTCAGGTGCAGGAGCCGCCCCTGGTTATCCCCGGCTATGACTCCCCGGGGGCTCACCCAAACAGGCTCGGGAAGAGCTACGGGGTGCGGGGAGCCCATCCTGTCCGGGCTTTTCCGCAGGGCATAGGTAAGGGTCCCGGGGATCGCCCCGTCGCCTACCCGCCGGGCCACGGCCTTCTGAGGGTCGCCGCTGTCCAGATACCAGGTGGAGGTCCGGGAGTTGACGAAAAGCCCATCGCTGACCGGGGCAATCATCACCACGTCCTCGTGGAAGGGGAAGTAATGGATGAACCCCTCCAGGCGATAGGGTTGACTGTAAATTACCCGATCCTCATGAGCCCCCCATATCCGCCCGAAGCCATAGGAAAAATGCGCGAAGGGCGGCGGGGGTTTCTCCAGGAGCGTCGGCAGGGGTTGGACCTGGGGAGATTGACGCCGGATCACGCCGTCGGCATCGAGGGGGGCCAGGAGAAATTCGCCCCCGTCAATGGGCGTAATCCAACACAGGGCTCCTGGGGGGAGGTTATGGACCTGGATTCCTCGAGGAGCACCTTCCCAACTTACTTGCACCAGGGGGCCGTTACCGGAGAGGTCACGGTCCCGGGTATTGGTGAAGGTGAGGGTGTATTTACCGGGGACCAGGCTGCCGTCGTCGGTGAGGCTCACCTGTGGCGCCGGGGGCAGGGCAATTCCCCAAGACCGCACTTGCATTTTCCACAGGTCGAACACCCCGTTATTCCAACGATTCGAGAAGTAGATAAGGCCGTTGGCCTCGAAGTAAGTGAAGGGCTCCGGAGGCCCCGCCAGGTCCGCCACCTTGACGAGCTTGGCCCCCTGGACGTAGTAAAGCGCCCCGGGGTCGGCCACCAACATCACCGAGCCGCCCCATAGCGAATGAGCGCCGGCCAGGGGGATCACCTTCTTCTGGCCCAGGCGCTTCTTGAGCGAAAAGCCATCGGTAACGTCGGCGTTGAGGATGAAGGTGGGCGTGGAGTGCCCGTTTTGATCCACCTGGCTCGCAGGGGAGCGGGGCAAGTTGTTCATGCCCTTGAAGCCGGCGATCCGGAAAGGCTTAATAGAACCCACCGAAGTCAAACCTCCCCGGGCCGATAGGATTGCGGCCGCCGTGACGCCGCGGCCCCCCGGTGATTTTGGTCAGGTAAGGCACCAGGCCCATAGAACCGCCAGGCACACCGATGAGGCCTTCCTTGAGTTGGCCTTGCCACCATTGGAGCGGCCTCAGATCGGTGCCTTCCACCTGGTCAATAATCATGGGCCAGGCCTGAATGATGATTTTGGGGATGAGCACCCGCCGGTGATACTCCGGGGGGATGCAGGCGCACTCATCCGTGGGTTTGCTCAGCGGAGCGGGCTTTTGGTAATACCACAGGTGCAGGGTGTCATTGGCCCGGGGATGGACCCCGATATAAGCGTCCTTGCCGGTGTAGCCCACCCCCACGGTGCGCACCCGCTCCCCGATATGGTCATGGGCCGGGTTGAGGCGGGTAATGTGTTCCAGGTCCAGAGGCCGGCCCTGAAACTGGAAGGTCACATGGTTAAAGTGCCCGTTCCGGCATTGGAAGATTTTCTTGTGGAAGTTGTCGGGAGCCTTGAAGAGCCAGTTATCATCGGTGACGTCGAACTCCTGGGCGTCCATGAGCTTGAGCGTGGGCAGGTCATAGTCCGCCGCGAGCTCCAGGATGGCGTTATTGATCCAATCCTTGAAGTGCTTCGCCAAGCTCCTGTCCGTAACATGAAGAGCTAGCTCTTTTTCCAGGGCCGCCAGGTTCATAGCTTGCGCCTTGTGGTTTTGAGAGCGTCCTCCATATCGTCTTTCTGGACGGGATGGAGTTCGACGCTATCCATGAGCAGGGAAAAGCTGCTGCTGTCCTTGCTCTTATTGAAGCTGTTGATCTTGCCCTTCACTATGACGGTGACTTCCTGATCCACCGCCAGGTCGGAGAATTCCTTGGGCTCCTTCATGCCCCCCTTCCCGAAGTCGAAGCTGACGCGTCGATGCCAATCGTCAACTTCGTGAACGGCGAGGGGAGCGGATTTCTTAGCCATTAGTCCCTCCTGAAGATGGGCGGCCGCTCATGTCCCTCCTGAAGATGGGCGGCCGCTCATCCAGGTCGGCCCCACACGCCGGGCAGAATTTGTTGCCCTGCCGGTAAATGCGCGGGTCAGGCCGGAACACCAGGCCGCAGCGCGGGTTCGGACAATGGACGACAGATTCCTCTTCGTTAGCCATTTACACGGTCACCTGGGCCGGCGGAGCTTCCGGCGCCTTGGCCCGAACCGGGGGTTTCTTCTTGCCGGCGGGCTTCTTCTTGCTTGCCGCCATGGTGGGCGGCTTGGCCGTCGGCGCGGTGTCCCGCTTCTGGCCCTGGCCCAACTTTTCGGCCTCCATCTTCTTGTTCAGGCCGATAATGGCCGCGGTGAGGACCGGGCCCGGCTGCAGGCAGTTGTAAAGGTCGTCCATCTTTTCCACCGGCGTCCCGTCCTCGAATTGGGGGTAGCCGTTGTTGTCGAACATGATCTTGGGCAGAGCCGCCTCTTCCCCGGTGCCCCGGTTGCGGAACCACTCCAGGGCCTCATCCCGGACGGCCCGGAGGTCCGGAGTGCTGAGGATCGCCTTGATTTCCGCCTCTGACTTGATAGGGAGCCCGGTAACGTGGACGAAGGCCCCGTTGGTCAGTTGGGCGATGTGGCCCCCCTGCCGAATGATGCTCCCCTCTTCATTCTGCTTGGGGACCACCACCCAGGAGCGTTCCACTTCGATTACGCCGAAACTTTTGGTGAAAACCTTTTGTGCCACGGTTTATCCTTTCTGTTGATTGTTATTCCCCAAGTACCATCAGGGGGATTACCAGGGCCGGGACCGCCACGTGGCCCAATTCCACCATGGCCGCGGGGTCAGCGCCGCCCTTGCCGATATAGAGCCGGATGGTGTTGTGATCCGGGTCATAGACCGCCATGTAGCCGGCCACAAAGACCGGCTGAATGACCTTGACGCCCTTGTTGAGCCCGAAAACGTAGGGAGCGTCCAACGGCAGGGGCACGCCATTGGCGGGATAGGTAAGCACTCCGTCCCCGAAGCTCACCACCGGCAGGGTCAGGGTGAGAGGACCAAGGGAGAAGTACCGATCTCCCCCGGCCAGGGCCACGTCCACATCGGCTTTTGCCAGATCAGCCATATCCTTTTCTCCTGAGAGGGAGGCCCCCGGTTTCCCGGGGGCCACCCGGTTAAGCGTGAATGTTGCTGTCGGCGGTAGCCTTAACCGGAGTCCGGTTGACCAGTTTCGCCATGTTGTTCTCGGTTTCCGGCCGTTCGTGCCAACAGAAGAACGGTTGGTAGGTGCCCGCGATGCCGGCGCCGCCCGCCGCCTGAGTGGTGATTTCGATGCCCACCTGGTCCCCGGGATCAATGTCGGCCACGTTCTTGCTCTGAACCCCGGTGTAGGGGGCCGCAGCCTTGACCGGCTGATTGTCCACGTCCACCACGTACTGCGTGCCGGGCGCGTCGCCGTCCTCAAGGTTAATGGTGGCGAGGGCTACCTTCTTGGAGGTGTCGCCCCCGGGGTATTTGTAGAGGGTAAGGACGCCCTTTCTGGTTTGAGTGGCGTAGTCGAAGGCCACCGTGGGAGCAAACCCGAACCGCTCGACGCACATGGGCTCCCGGGCGGATTTGGTGAGGATATTCCCGGGAGCCGCGTTCAGGGCGATAGCCGCAGCCATGCCGTGATTGTCATTGGAAGAATCCACGACCTTCCGAATGTAAGAGCCGTACATACTGAGGTCCCTCCTTCTCTCCCCGGCTTACAGGGAGTCGATGACGATGATTTTGGCCTTGCCGTCGTCGGCGGAATCCCACACGGAGCCGATGCCGATGATCCCGTACCAGGCCGCGGCCTGGGTGCGGCCAAAGTCGCTCTGATAGTTGGTATCCAGGCGCAGGTGCGGGGTTTCCGCCGTGATCCGGGCCACGGCGTCGTCACCGAACACCACGGCCTGGCCCAGGTAGGCGGAGTTGCCGGCCACGTTGGAGAAGGCCAGGGCCCGGTTACATTCCACCCACCGGATCCTTTCCGTGGCCC